CATAAAAAGAGATTTACCAACACCAGTACCTGCAAGAGCGATATTGAGAGTCTTATTTGGGAGACCTCCTTTCGTAATCTTGTTAAAGTATTCAAGGTCGAATTGAATTCGACTTTCTTTTTGGTGGTATGAATGGTATCTTTCTTCATAATCCTGAAGATAATCGTGTCCGATATGATTATCGAAAGAAACTGCTAGAGCATCTGAAAGTATAGATGGAATAGCATCACGATTCTTTTTCTCATCATTGCCATCTGCAATATGTATAGATTCCATTAATGCTAAGTAAATAGCACGATCTCTACACCACTTTTCAGTTGTATCCTCCAACCACTTAGAATCTGCAGGAATATCTTTCAAAGAATTTGATATATCCCTTGTCTCTTTTATCTCCGTTTCATTTAAATCTGTTCTATTCTCTATTTCAATATTAAGTGCTTCTACTGTTATAGCAGATCCATACTTAACAATAAAATGAGTTATCTCTTGAAAAATAACCTTTTCAGATTTATCTTCAAAATAATCAGGTTGTATAAACGGAATAACTTTACGAGAATACTCTTCACTGAAAATAAGATTACGGAGAATAGTTGTTTCAATTCGTTCCATATGAGAAGTATTCCTTTGCAATGCTATCTAACTTCTCCATTATATCATCTGTGAAGTATTCAGTAGGATTCTTAAGAATTTCTTTAGCATAGATCTTTTTACCATTCATCTCATAACGTCCAGCAACGTTTTTCCACATTCCCCCAAGTTCCCCTAATTCAAGAAGACCATAATAACGATCTAATCCCCTTGCATCATAATACAAACGAATATTTACTTCTTTGTTTTCTTTGGAGAGTCTTGATTTAGCCGTCTTAGCTTTGATAATGTTTCCAACAACCTCTTTCTGATCCTTTTCCTTTTTTTTGCTAAGATAGATAATCGTACTTGCGGCATACTTGAGGCCACTGCCTCCTCCCATTTCTTTAGTTGGGACATAAGAACCGATAACATCGTAGGTGTGGTTTGTTACTATTAGTGGAATGTTTGCTTGACCCAACTTTAAAGTGAGCATTCTAAAAGCACCTTTCACAAGTTGAGATTTAGTCATATCTCTAACCTGCTTATCATCTAAAGCATCTCTTATTTCCTTTTCCGTGGAAAGCATACCCAAAGAATCTAATACAAACATACAAGGTTTGCGTTCTTCTTCAGATGTTTTCAAGTATATATCTACTGCCTTAAGTGCCTTGGTACGAAATTCCTCAATGGTCACCACATTAACAACAACTAATCTATCTAAGTCAATAGCACGAGATTCAAGTAATCCTTTATTAACTGCTGCTTCAGTATCAAAATAGAGACAATACCCATCAGGATTATTGTCAAGAAAGTTCTTGACAACAGCAAGGGAAAAATACGTTTTACCAGTAGAAGACTCACCAGCGATGGCAGTAATCTTATTATTAGATACACCACCAAAAATGGAACCGCTAACCAGTCCGTTAAAGATGTATGAACCTGTGTCGATGTATTCTTCAGTTTCTTGGATGTCTGCTGCGACTTGGGTGTATTCGTCACCTATCTCTTTTACTATCTCTTTTAAAAAATCCATTGTATAGCCTCAATAATATTATTATAGCATAGTTTATTAAATATCACACGCCCCACTTTTACACTGATACTCATCAGATTCTGAAAATACCCGAACATTATTATTAGGATCATTAGAAAAATCTAACTCAGCATTCTCTATTTTTAAATTCCTATCATCTATTATATTCTTAAGTAAAAAATATAATCGTGTATCACCACCAAGAGATAGTGCATTCACTATAGTTTTTAAATCTTTATGATCGATAGGTAGTTCCATTAAGAGAAGAAAGAATCTAAGTTTACAGTTTTTTCCACACTCCATTCTATGGCATTTAGAATAGTTCTAAGTGGTTCCACGAAACTCTTATCAAATTGTAGATCATAATCTATGTACATATCAAGACCGAGTTCGTGAGGAAAGTCTTGAATGAATGATATTACATTCTCTTGAATAATATTTGGTTTCTTTAAATATAGAAACTTTACTTTCTCCCCATTTCCAATAGGAGAATACTTATTATTCAATTTCTTTTGCTTTACATAGTGATTGAAAAGCAATGCACCCCGTATATGTATAGGAGTTCCCTTCGCATATATTGTAGCGTGTGCTTTATATTTTTGCACGTTAGATGCTGTTCTAGGAAAAGCAATTTCTTCTGGTGGAAGTTTTCTAAACTTAGTTCTAGAATCTTCAATAAACTTCTGAACATTCTCCTCAGTATCATTCATAATCAACTTCAGGGCATCCTTAATCATTGCCCTACAAGGTGCTGGTGTAGATGATTTAACTGCTTCAATACCCATCATCTTAAGTTTAGGTTCATCATATCGAACACCCTCACTATCCCATACATTCAGAATGTATCTTTTCTTGGCAGTCCAGATACCACGTTCAGCAATGTTCTCACGTTTCATAAACATCTTCTGATCGTAAGCACCTACGTAGTCGGCCAATTCTTGGTAAGAACCATCAATAAAAGGCTCAAATTCCATTTCACAGACCTTATTAAGGAACCCAACAACGTCCTCATTAGTTTTCTCTCTGCCCTTGTATACAGCCTCAACCAGAGGACCCAAATTAAGATAGATGGAATCAGTATCTGAAGCAATAACATAATCAACCTCCTCAGTTTTTAAGATCTTATTGATCTTTTGGTTCATTTTATTTTCTATCCAACGTATGGATACTTGGCCAGACAAAGTAATTGCTTCTGCATTAGCAAGTTTGTAATACCTAAAGTACTGGTTGCCGATAGCACCATAAGCAGAGTTAAGAGATATCTTCTTCGCCATCTGGATATTGTTACACCTAGCAATCTCCTTCTCCAATGCTTCCGTGGGTGTCTTCTCATACTGCTGCTTTGCCTCAAGCATCTTCTTCTTGAAAACAACACGGTCCCCGTACATCTTGTCCATAAGTTCAGGAAGGAAGCCTCGCACATCTTTCCTGTATTGAGCTCCATTCGCACAAACTGCATAATCTCCATCAAATTCACACTCCTTGTTTAAGATCCTTTCAACGCTCGCACTGGAATGTCGAGTCTCCCTGATGGTCTCTGGGGAAATGTTATATTGCATAATAAGATGAGGGTACAGACTGTTAAGGTCAAAAGAGACAACCCAATCATACTTTCCTGGTTTCGGTTCCTTGACATATGCTCCTGCGTATTTGTCATTTTTGTCAGATCTATTCTTAGGAGGAATAACAATATTCCTTCTCTTCAAATAGTTATAGATTATTGTATCCCACATACGAACTTGATAGAATACATCCTCATAATTTACCTTTGCTTCATATGCCATAGTGAGGGCAAGTTCAATCAACTTCATCTTGCTTTCCAAACGGTCAACAAGTTCTACGTCAATGATATTGTATTCTACAAACTTCTGCCACCCATTAGTGTAGAAATCTTTAAAGGTATCAAACTCAGAGTGATCTAATTTCTTCTGCCCAAGTTCTACACTAGCAATATAATCCAAACGATAGGATTCCTGTGCCTTGTAAGTAAACTTCTTATAGAGATCTAGATAATCTAATTGAGATACACCACCAATATCATATGAGATATGTCTACGACCCATAATAGTAGTTTCTTCCTCAGTTACAAGGCCCCAAGGAGACATTCTCTTCATCAACTTCTCACCAAGAATTCTTTCAAGGCGACGACACATATATGGAATATCATACAACTTACTATTCCATCCAGTAATAACTTCTGGTGTATTGGACTCAATCATCCACCAGTTAATGAAGTCATTTAAAAGTTCATACTCAGTTCTGAATGATTTGTATAAAACATTCTCCTGCTTATTCTTAAAAGGTCCTTGACCCCAAGTTATAATTTGTTTAGTTGTATAATCCTGAATTGATATAAGAAGTATTTCCTCTGCAGCAGATTCTACATCAGGGAATCCTTGCTCAGATTTAACCTCAATATCAAGAGTAACTAATTTAATTTTATCAATATCAAACTTTAGTTCTTGTTCAGGGTATCTCTCTGAGATATATTGGTAGATAAACCTTTCATTACCGTAAATATTAAAATTCTCTACCTCACTATATCTTTTAATAAACTCTCTAGACTCTCTAACAGTTCCTGGTTCAATCGCCTCTACAGAATCACCAGTTAAAGTTTTATATTTACTTTTCTTTTTTGTATCGACAAAAAGGGTTGGATAAAACTTCTCACGGGTTGCAAAGTGTTTTCCATCTTCATAACCACGTACTAAGAAGTTGTCTCCAACCATCTGAACGTTTGTGTAAAATCTCATCCTGTAGTAAGTTCAATATATTTCTTAGATACCTCTGGACTTGGATCAGCGATAGTAAGAATGTCCTCCGATCTTAACATAAATTCCTTTTGATTGGTAGCCCCAATCCAAGGTTTCATATCTTCTTCATCAAAAAATCTATATGGATTAATCAAACGGCAATCTGGTTCACCTGGTTCTGCCATAACTTCTTCCAATTCGCTGATAAGAACATTATCTATATCAACTAAAATGCATTTAATTGCCATCAGTTTCTTCCTTTATTTTAAATGATTCACTTTTATCTATATACATCTG